ATTTTAAGTTTTGAAATATCAGGTTGCGACAAAGTTTCTTTGTATTCGTACATCTTCAATATATCTGTGCGTAAGTTTGTAAACACATTCATCCAATTCTTCCCTCCATTTATAATCGTGGTTCATAAAGCATCCTAAAGTACATCTATCTAAAAATTCACAACTAGCACAATTATATTTTTCTAAAAATTTATTTTCAATAATTGAATTGTCCTTTTTCTTTATAGGTGAGCTATACATTACTAAATCTTTTGGGTCCTGTACAAGATTACCACATTGACATAATGTATTATCTTGTAATATTAATTTACTTGTTCTACAACTAGCATAATTTCTTTTGTTAAATATCCATTCTCTTACAGGAGAACATTGTGGATAGTTATCTATTATATACTTAAAGAACTTAAATAATTCTGTATCACTTGGCATAAAATATTTTGCGTGTTGGTCTGGTGTATAATAATCAAAGTAAATCTCATAACCTTCATTATATAAATGTTTGAAGTATGGGTCGCCTTCTTCTAAATGATATTTTATCATTGGTTTAGTTATTAACATTGAAAAAGATTTTATTTCTTTTCCCCAATAGATTACTTGTTGTTTAAATCGTTCTAAATCTTTTTTATTAAATCTGCCTCTCGGGTCATAACTTGTAGTAATTGTTGCTTCAATACCTTCGTGTTCGGACCAACTTAATAAATCTCTTAATAAGTCATTACCTTCATCACTCATAATCAAATTAGTAACCCAATCCATAAAGGTTTCCCCCTTCTTACTACCAGGAAGAATGTATTGTGGTTTAGGTCCACCATCACGACAGAACTCAGTAAAGTTTGGTTGTCCTATTTTCTTTATAAGTATTTTTTGTTGCTTGTAAAAATTAACTAACCATTCACCATCAATCTCATCATCCCAATCAACTCTCCCAACAGTTTTCCATATCTTTTTTATTTCATTATATGTTATATCATCATTTACAATATCATTAGCACTATTAAATGTAATATCATCTTGAATAGCCCTTTTAAATACCCATGCAGAACCCAACTCCTGCATACGAGTCATAGTTGCATCAGAAACAGTACCACCTCTTGCCATTTTTAAATACTTTTTAAGTATTTATTATCTATCTCCTGCTTTTCTATTCTCTGAATGATATACGTTAAACTCTCCACCAGGATATCTCTTCTTTAACTTCTCTACATTACCTGCTACGACATCATCAAATGATACTTCAAGAGCCATACAAGCCTGTGCCACATACCAGAGAACATCACCCAACTCAATAATAAGATGCTCTCTATTGTCGTCATTCCAAGGTTTTCCCTGAAACACCATCTTCTTAACGATTTCCATAAACTCACCACCTTCAGCACTGATGCCAACAGCAGCAGTAGTAAGACGATTAATATTGGAACCCTGTTTATCAAGAAGTTGAAGACTATCAATAAAAGAGTTATAATCCTTACTGGGATCGGATGTGACACCATCCACGAAATTAAGGTACTTATCCAGGTCAACTTTTTTAGTCATTAGAATTTAAATTCAGCGAAAGATTTTTTAGGTTTCTTCTCTTCAATATTATATCCTTCTTCTTGTCCACTGTCAACTATATCTTCTTGTGCCTTTTGTTCTACGTCATATAATCTCATCTTTGCCCTATCAATACCCACAACAAATCTCTTGAAGATAGTAGGATCATTATACCTATTCTTCAATTGCTTTACCATTATTTGATTTAACCCCTCCAACTCTTCCGTAGAAATAAGGGCAAACATAAGGTCAGCAGTAGCAGGGAGTCCAAAAGACTCAGAGGTGTCAGTAAGGTCCACATCACTACTAGCAAAGCCGCTACGAGTAGTTTGAGTGGCAGATACAATCGGAAGGTTCGCCTCAACTGCGAGACCCCGTAATTCTTCTGCGATTGCTTTGATGTACGAGTAGGAATTGACATTACCATTTGCTCTATACCTTGAAGATGCACAAATATTCAAGTAATCTATGAATATTATATCAGGTTTAAATGACTTTTTCAATGCAAGTTCATTAAGCAATCCTTTAAAATGTCCTGAATGAGCAGAAGCAGTAGGATACTCTTTAATAATAAGAGTTCCTTGGGTTTTCTTTGCAAGACTCTCTACCTTTGTATCAAACATTGGTTTAGGAAGATCTGTTATGTCCTGTATATTGACATTAAGTAGATTAGCATCGATCCTCTCCGCAATCTTTTCCTCTGCCATTTCGAGAGTGATGTAGAGGACGTTCTTTCCCTGGAGCAAAGTTGAGCCTGCCACATGACACATGAATAAAGATTTTCCAACACCTGTGCCAGCGAGAGCAATGTTGAGAGTCTTATTCGGTAAACCGCCTTTCGTAATCTTGTTAAAGTATTCGAGATCAAATTCGATCTTGTCTTCCTTCCTGTGGTACGATTCATACCTTTGTTCATAGTCTTGTAAGTAGTCATGTCCTATATGAGTATCAAATGAAACTGAAAGAGCATCTGATAAAATACTTGGTATTGCATCTCTACCTTTAGTCTCATCACTTTTACCATCAGCAAGTTGAATAGATTCCATCAATGCCAAATAAATAGCACGATCTCTACACCACTTCTCTGTAGTATCAACTAACCAATCAAACTCAGAGTGTTCGTTTTCTAAGTTAGTAATTAAGGTAGTAATTTCCTGAAAGGAAGTATCATTAATATCTTGACGTTTCTCAGTCTCAATACATAGAACTTCCTTGGTGGCAGGTTGATTATACTCACCTACAAACTTTGATATCTCATCAAATACAACCTTCTGGTTATAATCCTCAAAGTAATCTGATTTAATAAAAGGAAGAACCTTACGGACATATTCCTCATTATGAATAAGATTTCTTAGTATAAGAAATTCAACTTTGTCCATGTGGCATATCAAATACAAAGGTTACTCTGGTTTCTTCACCCAGATTCACAGCACCGTGGGGCATCTTATTATTAAACCAGAAAAGTGTCCCTGCGTCAATCACTGTAGTTTCTCCACCAACAAAATATTGGTACTGTCCAGCAATAGAAATATGATATCTGTCCCTAGTATGATAGTAAGTTCCCTCATCAATATGAGCACCAACATATCCATCAACAGGAAGTGAAAGAAATCCACATCTATGAATTTCCCTATCAGGAAACTCATCGGTTATAAGTTTTATAATTTCTGTATGTCTTTCATATGCAGGAGTAGGTCTACTTAATTCAGAATCTCCTACAAAATCTTCTTTCTTTGTTACTGCTCCAATTATTAACTGAAGGTTGCCAACATCTATATCAGCATATCCCTTTTCTAATAAAGTATCAGTACCCTTTCTCTGGATATACCAGTCATCAGAGTACTGTTCTAGTTGTTCTTTTACTTTAGTTACATCTATTCCAGTTTTTAATATCTTTATGTTCTTCATGATCCATAACTAAACTCTTTATGTGCTATTTCATCAAGTGCTTGCATCACCTCATCGGTAAAGTAAACCTCTGGTTGGGCAAGAATCTGTTTTGCGTATAACTTTTTACCAGCAATTTCATATCTTCCTGCGACATTCTTCCAGAGTCCTCCAATCTCACCAAGTTCCAATAAACCATAATAACGATCAAGACCACGAGAATCAAAGAATAAACGTATTTCAACTTGCTTATTCTCTTTACTTAAACGCGACTTTGCCGTCTTAGCTTTAATAAGGTTACCAACAACTTCCGTCTTATCCTTTTCCTTTTTCTTTGAAAGATAAATGATCGTAGACGCGGCGTATTTGAGACCAGAGCCTCCTCCCATTTCTTTAGTAGGGACATAAGATCCAATGACATCGTAGGTATGATTTGTAACTATGAGTGGAATGTTTGCTTGACCCAACTTTAAGGTGAGCATTCTAAATGCGCCTTTGACCAACTGTGATTTGGTCATGTCCCGAACTTGTTTATCATTCAGGGCATCAGTTATTTCCTTTTCGGTGGAAAGCATCCCTAGAGAGTCTAACACAAACATACACGGTTTGCGATCCTCTATGGGCATTTTCATATATTTATCAACTGCCTTAAGTGCCTTAGCTCTAAACTCTTCTATAGTTACCACATTGACAACAACTAACCTTTGAAGATCAAGTCCTCTAGACTCCAATAATGACTTATTAACTGCGGCTTCTGTATCAAAATATAAGCAATACCCATCAGGATTAGAGTCAAGAAAATTTTTAACAACAGCGAGAGAGAAGAAAGTTTTTCCAGTGCTAGATTCACCAGCAATAGCAGTAATCTTGTTCCCAGATACCCCACCATATATGCTACCTGATACAAGTCCATTAAAAATGTACGAACCTGTGTCCACATATCTTTCAGTCTCTTCAATATCTGATGCGAGTTGGGTGTAGTCATTACCAATCTCCTTTACAATATCTTTTAAAAAATCCATATCAACCAAAGAATAATTCCAAATTAACAGTTTTCTCTACATTCCATCCAATGGCATCAAGAATAATCTTGAGTGGTTCTAAGAATGACTTCTCAAATTGTAGATCATAATCCACATACATGTCAAGGCCAAGTTCTCTAGGAAAATCCTGAATAAATGATATAACATTCTCATGTATAACATTAGGTTTCTTCAGATAGCAGAACTTGATCTTCTCCCCATTCTGGATGAGTGAATATTTATTAGTCAAGTTATTCTTCTCTATGTAATGATTAAAAAGGAGAGCACCTCTTGCATGTATAGGAGTTCCTTTACCATAGATCGTAGAAGATGCTTTATACTTTTTCACATCTGATACTGTTCTAGGAAAAGCAATATCTTCTGGAGGAAGAGACTTGAATTTCTTTCTAGCATTATCAATAAACTTAATCACATCATCCTCTGTCCCACTCATCATAATCTTAAGAC